CTACTTTTAGTGTAGATTATCTAGTTATTGCTGGCGGCGGTGGCGGTGCTAGTGCTGGCGGCGGTGGCGGCGCAGGTGGTTATCTAACAAGCACATTAACAGGATTAGCTCCAGCAACAAACTACACAGTCACAATTGGCGCAGGCGGAACTGGTACTGGCGGAAGCGGTGGTGCTAATTCTACAAATGGCTCCAATTCAATTTTTTCTTCAATTACTAGCACTGGCGGCGGGCGCGGTTCAAATCAGTATTCAGGTTCACAACCAAATCCTGGGGGCGATGGTGGTTCTGGCGGCGGTGGCGGTGGATTAAATGTTGGTGCAGGCGGAACAGCAGGCGGCGCGGCTTCTCCAAGTGGTCAAGGTAATGCAGGCGGTGCAGGTTATGGTGACAATGCTACTTATGTAGTCGGCGGTGGTGGTGGTGGTGCAGGTGTTGCAGGTGCGGCGGCTGTCCTTACCGCAGGCGGTGCAGGTGGTAATGGCTCTGCATCATCTATTACAGGATCATCAGTTACACGCGGTGGTGGTGGTGGTGGCGGTGCTTATGCAGGTGCATCCACGGCAGGCGCAGGCGGAACTGGCGGCGGAGGCGCAGGTGCAAAAGGAACAGGCACTGCTGGTACTGCAAACACAGGCGGCGGTGGTGGTGGAAGTGATTACGCAACAAATGGCGCAGCAGGTGGCAGTGGTGTAGTTATTTTGAAATATCCTGACACTAAAACAATTACTATTGGTGGTGGTCTTACAGGATCAACAGCTTCACCAAGCGGTGGATTTATAGTAACAACAATTACTGCTGGCACAGGAAATGTGAGTTGGGCATAATGGCACATTACGCATTTTTAGATGAAACAAACATTGTCACAGAAGTCATTGTGGGTGTTGATGAAACACAAACTATTGAAGGATTAGACACTGAAACTTGGTATGGAGATTTCAGGAAACAAAAGTGCATAAGGACTTCTTACAATGCAAAAATCCGCTATAACTATGCTGGGATTGGTTACACATACGATCCTATAGATGATGCCTTTATTGCTCCGATGCCTGCATGTGGACATGGAGAATTGTTATTGAACAACTTAAAACGATGGGAATGTTCTAATGTCGAACATGAAATCACACTTATCTAAAGCTGCTATTCAATTAAGAGAGCAGATTGATGATTCCTTCCCAGATCGTGATCGGGCATCGGATGGTTGGGTCGGTGATACCCGACACGCTGCTCGCAAGTCTGATCATAATCCAGATGAGCAAGGTTGGGTTCGTGCCATTGACATTGACGCAGACTTATTTGGTGCAGGGGTCAAACCGCATATCATGCCAGACCTTGCAGATCAACTTCGAATCTGTTGCAAGTCTAAGGCAGAGAAGCGCATCTCGTACATTATTTTTAACGGCAGGATTGCGTCTCCCGTCCTTAACTGGAAGTGGCGCAACTACACAGGGGCTAACAAACACCTTCACCACATGCATGTTAGCTTTAAGAAAGAAGCTGATTTACTGGGTGAATTTTTTCAAATACCTATGTTAGGCGGAAAATAATGAACGAATTAAAGACAGCAGCAGGTTCTTGGGCTAGAGCCTTTTTAGTAGCAGTAATTTCAATGGCAGCTGCTGGGGTCTCAGACCCTAAGGCTCTTATTGCAGCAGGTGTTGCCTCTATTCTGCCACCAGTTATGCGCTATCTAAATGCCAATGATCCTGCTATGGGAATTAAGAAGTGACGCAGCAGGACTTCTTCACTTTCTATCTAGCAACTCTCGGAGTCATTGGGGGTCTTGCTGGTTATGTGATTACTCATCTGTTGTCTGAGATTAAAAGACTCAACACGCGAGTCGATGAAATTTATAACATCCTATTAGACAGGTAACATTCTGCTATGGCGAGAAAAGCAAAACAGTTAGAGGAGCAAGGCTACTCAAAACTCGATGCTTACTGCATCGGATTGCATGAGTATTGGAAGTCATTGCGTAAAGCGGGTTTCGCTGAAGGTGTTGCGTTATTTATGATTACCGATACACAGTCATATCCTGCATGGATTTTGCCAGACCCAGTCGATCCAAATAGGTTCGGCGATTACGAAGATGAGGATGATGACTAAACGCCGATACTTGGTTATCTCGGATTTACAAATCCCATATCACCATGAGCAAGCTGTTAAGAATCTTATCAAGTTAGTAAAGCGGGAGAAGTTCGACCTCATCCTTAATACGGGTGACGAGTTGGACATGCAGTCTCAGTCGCGCTGGGCGCAGGGTACTAAGTTGGAGTGGGAAGGTACGCTGGATGCTGACAGAAGCCTTGCGCAGGATATTCTCTATGAGCTCGGCACAACAGATGTCACTCGGAGCAATCACACAGACCGCCTATACCACACACTATTACGCGCACCTAGCCTCATCGGATTACCAGAACTGGAATACGCAAAGTTTATGGACTTCGCTGGACTCGGAATCCGCTTCCATAAAAGACCATTCGAGTTTCATAAGGGATGGGTCTTAGTCCATGGGGATGAAGGATCAATGAACTCCAATGCTGGACTCACAGCTCTGGGGCTGGCTAAGAAGTTCGGCAAGTCTGTGGTCTGTGGTCACACGCACAGGGCAGGCATTAGTGCCTTCACAGAGGGCATAGGAGCCTCATACAGGACTCTTTGGGGCTTAGAGGCAGGAAATGTCATGGACAAGAAGAAAGCTTCTTATTTGAAGGCTGGGAGTGCTAACTGGCAGATGAGCGTGGCAGTCATTGAGACGCATGGAGACCGCGTTAGTCCGATGCTAGTGCCTATAAACAAGGATGGGTCATTTACCCTATATGGACGACTTTACGCTTGATGTAGTTCGCACGATTGACACGATGATTGACGAGTCAGATTTGTTACCATTTCGTTATACAAATGTCCCTTAATTAGTCTGGCCTTTATGTCACACTAAGTATGTAAGCCAGTCAAGGGCACTGGATGCAGATAGGTTACACAATGAGCAACAATGACAAGCTGCTAATTATATGCCTTATAGGGGCAGGTATTAGCTTTATTATATGGGCGTTACAATCCTACAAAGAAGCCTATGATCGTGGGCATCGCGATGGCTGGCACAAAGGCAGAGCAGTCAATCGAGCAGATTTTTGGCAAGAATGAAATATCAGGAGATTCTACAGAGTGCAACCGACACGATTCAAGATCGTGGTCTTAACGACTACGGCCATCCAGCAGATAACATGCAACACGCAGCAATGCTCATCAGTGCATACTTACAGCACCCAGTCGAGGACTATCAAGTCTGTGCAATACTCGCGCTCATCAAGATTGCTAGAGCCAGTTCAGGCACAGTCGATAAACCAGATAATTACATCGATGGAGCAGCCTATATTGCTCTAATGGGGCAACTAGCTACAGAGGAGAATGAGTTATATGTTTAACCTAGCCGATTACGAACCAGTAGAGGTGAGACTTGAAAAGTTTATTAAGGACTATCCAGATTTTCGCATTAGCACTGAGTTGGAAGTTGTGGAAGCTAGTAGATATATTGTTAAGGCATATCTCTACAAGACTAGCCAAGATAGCATTGCATGGGCGACAGGGTACGCGGAGGAAACAGTTAGCACTCGCGGGGTCAATCAAACTTCTGCACTGGAGAATTGCGAGACATCTGCAATTGGCAGAGCACTTGCAAATGCGGGTTATGCTCCTAAAGGAAAGCGTCCTAGCAGAGAAGAAATGACCAAGGTCGCACCCAACCATCCAGCTTTACAGATAGTCAGAGAGCCAGTTGATGTGGATTATTGGAACACATCCTTTAAGGAACAAGCAGTAATTGCAGAGATTGTCAATACTCAATTAGATGTTCCATCATGTGTTCATGGCGAAATGATATGGCAGACAGGAATAAGTGCAAAGAACAACAAAGAATGGGGTCGCATGACATGCCAGTCTAAGGGGCAGACTGGTGGCATGGATCAATGTCCTCCAATTTGGTACAACATCGGAAGTAGCGGAAAATGGGAACCGCAGAAGGCGAGAGTATAATGGGATATGCAGAGATTCATACAGTAGATGGATGGGTTGATGTTCAAGACATTCCTATGGTTGATACAGTTATTTGCCAGTTATGCAATGAACCAACAGAAGCCAAGGACATTACGATTACTGCAAGAATCGTAGAAGGCGTAGTAGTTGCTGGTACTTGGTCATGCAATAAGTGTAAGGCAGTCAATGGATAAAGAAACGCTACTCATGATTTTGACATTAGCTCTATTCATTGGCGGCATTGCAATGGGTTACATGGCTGGAATGAATCATTAGTCAGCACAGAAAGCACAGAGGTTTTCGCACAGAGCGAGTTGTAGCTGAGTACCTATCGACTCAGTGGCAGGGCGCATGTGTGGGAAGGGGTAGTGGCAAGGATATTGTTAATGTGCCATTTGATGTTGAAGTCAAAGCCCGCGCTGGATTTCAACCGCTTGCGTACATAAAGCAATTAAAGGCTCGGACATCCATTTCGGGGGAATTGGGATTCGGAGTTATACGGCTAAATGGGCAGGGAGAAGATGCAGCGGAGTATGCCTGCATCATCCGATTAGCTGATCTCTTGCCACTACTCATATTAAAATATGGACACTTAGATAAAGAACCAAAAGAGACTGACATCGAGCGATGCAGCTGTGGTTCATGGATGATTGGGAGATGCCTTACATGCCAGCCTACGATTACAAATGTGGAAGATGCGGATTAAAGAATGAACTGCATCATGGCTGGCACGATAAACCAACAGTTCTATGCACTTATTGTAATGAACCTATGATCAAGTTAATTAGTCCAGTAGGGGCAATCTTCAAGGGAACTGGATGGGGCAAAGATAAATAAGTTATGCACACCTGTGGATAAGTAGGGGCAGAACTTCACTTAACGCTCAGATTGGACACGAGTTATGCACATCATTGACACGCATGGTACGCTAACGGCGCAGAGCCTCTCAAAGGCTCACCGCAAGCCCTATCGGGGCGCAGCTTGCGGGGTGCTAGTAGCTATTGGGATAGCTCTATGCATAATGCCTGATGCAGGTGGCTCTAAACCAGTGCAATATATAGATTATAAGACTTATGCGTTATATCTATTAGACTTTAATTATAAAGAACATAGCTGTTTATTAAAGCTATATGGTAAAGAATCAGCATGGAATCCATTAGCTTCTAATGGCTCACATTATGGGATACCTCAAGGTAAGAGTGAGTGGCTTAAGGATCAAGATGGCTGGACTCAGGTACGATGGGGCTTAGACTATATCGGCAATCGTTACGGCGAACCCTGCATAGCACTTCAGCATTGGAGAACTTTTAATTGGCATTAGATAAACTTAATAGCAGACGCTATCGAGTTCATAAGCAGCGAGTGTTCGATAGAGATGGACGCATCTGTCGTTACTGTGGCAGTGATGAAGAGCCATTGCACATTGACCATATAATCCCCCGCAAGGTCGGTGGTACTCACGATCTAGATAACCTGCAAGTCCTATGCAAGGCATGCAACCTACGCAAGTCAAGCAAGGAAGAGGGCGTTTTTTTAGCACAGACGGCTAC